ATCATTAATACCATGAGCGTGATGATCAGATACCTCGAATACGTCTGCCGAAAGAGAGGCATAGAGATAGACGACTTCTATAGGGTACAGATATCCAACAGGCACATCATCCTGGTGGGCAATAGGACGGAAGAGATGACTGCCACCTATGGTGGCGACGATATAAAGATAACGAGATACATAAACATATACCTAAGATGAGTGAAGAGAAAGACATAAATTCCGAGATAATGGCACTGAAGAGCAAGCTGACTGGCGACCTGTATGAAGACATGGAGACACACCAGCAGATATACGAGTTGAAGAAGCAGATGAATCCAGAGATAGAGGACAACCCAGAGCTTGACCAGGACGACGACTGCCTGGCATGTGGATCATAAAAAGAGACCAATGAGAGAGGCACTTGGAATAATAATACCAGTAATAATCATATACCTACACTATGTGTTGGTAGTAAAAAGCAAGAAGAGATGAGCAGTTTTCATATATGCTACATGATAGGCGACAACCTATGCACTGGCGAGACATTAAAAGCGTCAAGCTACCGAGACGCACTGAGAAAGTTCGGTAGGAATTGTAACATAATATACATATGCAGGTTATGAGTGGAAGTAAGGCATACAACATAACATTCAGTTATGGAGACGAGACAGAGACATTAAAATTGATAGCTAATAGCGAGGAAAAGGCATTGACCTTATTCAACATAATGTTTCCAGACGCAGATATAGACGAGGTAAATGAAAGTATAGTTAGCATCATACTTGACGACCTACAACCAAACTAATGTAAACAAATAAAATAAAATAAAATGATAACACTAATTTCAATGGCGATGTTTTCGGCCATGTTCCTGATATCCTACTGGGCATCGACAATCGAAAACACATTTATAAGGATCATACTTGTGCCGATAGGTATGGTCGGAATGATAGCATCGGCAGTAACATTCTTTTTTTCAATCTTAATTTTAATACTATGAGACAATTTATTTTAATAATGATGATGACAATATCAATCAATTCAATATGCCAAAACTACGCAGTACCTGATGGATTTGTGTGGACAGATAAGGAGGAGTATCTACACTCCACCGACACGAAAGACAAAGCGATAAAGAAATGCAAGCAGGCATTCAGTATGCACAGCAGTCTTGACGTCGAAAAGATAATGGTTTATGAGAACTCAAAAGTCCCAATATTTTGGTACTCTTTAGATGAAGATGAAAGAAATAAAGCCATGATCTTCTACTGCGTAAAGTACAGAGATGGCTATGACGTTGTCGTAAAGCAGATAAAGAACAAGGACACCTACTTCTTCTCTATAGAGGAAGACAATGGAGAAATTATTAACATATTCTACGCAAAACAATGAAGGCCTGGGATGACCTTGTGAAGAGCAAGGAGATGTCGATATACACGACCAGAGATAGTGACTACTACATAGACCACGGAGTAAAGATCGAGAGATTCAATGACGGACGTATAGAGGTAAAGAACACCATGACCAGAGGAGAAATGTTTGAGGATGTAGATGAAAATATTTTAACATTCTTTAACGAAGACGGATGGATCGATGGATGTATGCATCTAAACATAAAGGTACACCAAGATAGACTACTGAAGGTCAATGACTTAATACGCATTGCCATATCGAACAACAACGACAAGTTTATGGAGGTACTTAACGACAGAAGAAAAATAATTCAAAAAAAAATCAACAAATGTCGTAACAGATTAACAAAAATTTATTAATATTGTAAACCCTAATTTAATTTAATATGCACTGGAGAAATTTAATGAAAGACAACAAGTACCTCGGCTCATGGGACTTGGAAGTTAACGGAAAGTATGAGCCAAAGACAGTAACAATCGAGAAGATATACCAAGACGTATTCGTCGGACAGATGGGAAAGGAGGACAAGGTCTTCCTGATCATGAAGGAGTTCGACAAGCCGATGGTATGCAACAGATCAAACTTTAAGAGACTTGAAAAGTTCTTTGGAACATTTGACTACAAGGAGTACGTTGGTAAGCAGATAGTCCTCGGCACCGAAAAGGTTCAATCACCTCAAGGCATGGTTGACGCACTGCGTTTCTCTACCAGGCCGCTGCCTAAGAAGACCAAGCAGACGCTTACGGATGAGATGATGGACAAGGCGAAGAACGCCCTAGAAAGTGGTCGCACCACCATCAGCAAGATATCAGCGACATACGAACTGAGTAAAGAACAACTTAAAGAACTGAACGATGTTGAGACTAAGAGCAAGTAGCTGTTCTGCACTGTTCACTGGTAGTGATGGCCTAACCGAGAAGCAGGAGGAGACGCTAAATATACTTATGAGTAAGATAAGTCTTACCGAGAAGCAGGCCATACAACGTGACGACTTGATAGAAAAGCGGGACGCACCAATAGAACTACCAGAGGGTGCGAAGACACTGATCGAGCAGTCGATAGATGAGCAGATGTATGACTTCAAGACATCATTCTCTACAAAGGAGACCATAAAGGGAACGAATGTGGAGGACGAGTCGATAGAGCTATACAACAGGATATTCTTCACAAACCATCACAAACTACTTGAGTTTGACGATCACTACTCTTTATCATATGGATGCATGTCAGGTCACCCAGACATTGTGGATTGTGAAAGTAGAAAGGTGATCGACATAAAGTCGCCATGGTCCAAGAAGACCTTCCCTGCAAGGCCTCCTAAGAAAGCGGTCTATGAGTGGCAGGTAAAGATGTACCTGTACATGTTGAGCAATAAGACTGGAGAGCAGTGGAGAGATGGAGAGATCGCTTACATGCTTGTAAATACTCCAGAGGAGTTGATACCAGACAATGAGGACGACAGTCTACACTACATGGACGAACTCGCAGACAGCCTGCGTGCAACGATTGTAAAGATCGAGCTGACTGACGATGACATCAAGAAGATGGACATCCGTCTTGAGGCTGCCGAGAGGTATGCCGATGAATATGTAAATTTTTTAAAATCCAAAAACAAATAAAATGAGTAATCAATTTAAAATGACAGGTGTCGTTGAAAAGGTCTTCGACACAGAACAAGTGAACGATAAGTTCAAAAAGAGAACATTCGTGGTGAACGACATGCAGGAGAAGTATCCTCAGAAGATTAGCTTTCAGTGTGTTCAGGACAAGGTGGACATTATAGACCAGATTGGCGAGGGCCAGGAGGTTGAGGTTTGCTTTAATTTAAGAGGACGTGAATGGACCTCACCACAGGGAGACACAAAGTACTTCAACACGCTTGAGGCCTGGAGGATCGATGTAAAGGAGACGGCTACTAATAATTTAGTACAGGAATCCAAAGAGGACGATATGCCATTCTAACATTATGTTTTCATGATGAAAAGCAGTTAGAGTTCTGTTGGTTAGCTGACCATACTCAGTAAAAACTTAAAGCATCGACTGTATGGTAGTCGGTGCTATTTCTTGACCAATAAAATTTAATCACATGATAACTTACTTTAAAACAATAAACGACACAGACACTCCGTACCACCTTGATATAAGCAAGGCTATAGACAGGATCAAGAGTGGTGCGTCAAAGGATCTTATAAGTCAGGCTAGGTTAGAGAAGGACAAGGATAGCAGGAACAAGTTGAAGAAAAAACTACCTGCTATCTGCTTCTCTGGAACCTTCTCAAAGAGGCTTGACAGTGCCATAATTGAGCACAGTGGTATAATATGCCTGGACTTCGATGGGTTTAGGGATGATCAACACCTTCATTCTAAACGAATGGAACTTATTGAGGACGAGTTCACGTACTGCCTTTTCACATCACCATCTGGAGATGGAGTAAAGGTACTCGTAAGGGTCCCAAAGGATCCAAAGAACCACAAGAAGTACTTCAAGGCACTTGAGAAGCATTACGGATGCGAGGAGTTTGACACCTCGTGCAAGAACATATCTAGGGTATGTTACGAGAGCTACGATCCTGATATATTTATAAACGAACTATCTTCCGTATGGGAAGAGATGGAGAAGGATGTTGAAATAAAGACAAAGATAAAGGCAACCATAAAGATATCCGACTCAAATGAGATCATACGTAGGCTATCTCTTTGGTGGAACAAGAGCTACGGGATGATACAGGGTCAGAGGAACAACAACCTATTCATCCTAGCATCCGCACTAAATGACTTCGGTGTGTCTAAGGATGACGCCATGTCAACATTAAACTCTTACGACTCATCTGGAGACATGTCTTCAGAGATACCTTTAATAGTAAGCAGTGCATACAAGAACACGTCGGCACATGGATCTAAGTTTTACGAGGACATAGACAAGACGGCAGACATAGTCACCAGTATAAAGAACGGTGTGTCTATAGATGTAATCAAGAAGAGCAATGAGGACGTTGATGTCGAGGAGGTCGCCAGGTCTGTAGACATGACCGAGTTTTGGACGAAGAGTAGCAGGGGAAAGATAGACCTGGTCCCTCATCTCTTTAGATTGTTTCTTCAGGACAATGGTTTCTACAAGTACTACCCAGTAGGTAGCAATAACTTTGTATTTGTTCGGATTATAGACAACACAATATCTGACGTCAATGAGGACATGATAAAGGACTTCGTTCTTGACTATCTTCTTGGCATCAACGATATGTCTGTATACAACTTCTTCGCACTCAATACAAAGTTCTTCAAGGAGACATTCCTAAACTACGTCTCAAGGATAGAGCCAAACTTCATGGTAGACACCAGCGACGAGGCCTATCTTTACTACAATAACTGTGCCGTAAAGGTGACGAGAGAGGATGTTGAGGTTATTTCATACAGGAACCTAAACGGTCATGTATGGGAGAATCAGAAGATCGACAGAGACTTTGTTAAGTCAGACTTTGAGGACTCTGAGTTCAGGTTCTTCATCAAGAATATATCTGGAGGTAGAGATGACAGCACTAGGTCTATGGAGTCAACCCTTGGATACCTATTGCACTCACACAAGCCCGCCAGCTACTGCCCTGCGGTAATACTTAATGACGAGATTATATCTGACAATCCTGAGGGCGGTACTGGTAAGGGTATATTTGTCAAGTCAATAAGCCACATCAAGAAGATGGTTATCATAGATGGGAAGGGATTCTCATTCCAGAAGTCTTTCCCATACCAGAGGGTACAGGTGGACACGCAGACGCTTGTCTTTGACGACGTAGCTAAGAACTTTGACTTCGAGAGGTTGTTCTCCATAATCACTGAGGGCATAACGCTTGAGAAGAAGAACAAGGACGAGATACATATACCATTCGAGTACTCTCCGAAGAT